ATCCATAAGCTCATCAGAAGATAACTCCCTCATGGCTTTAGAGATCGCCCGCATGGTTCTGACATCTTGTAGGGCGTAGTTACCCATTTCTGCCAGCAAGGTGGGGTCTGTATTAAATGTACCATCTGCCTTGGGGATACACAACAAGCGAATTAATTGATTGCCTCGGTGGTCTTTACGCATACTGCTACTAGCAAAGCGTCCAACGTCCTCTAATGAGCCTGGAGCGCAGTTAGCCCGCGCTTGTGCAGCGGTGCAATACCACTGCGATAAATAAGGAGTAGGAACATCAAAGTCTTGACATAAAACGTATTCGGTGATTAAGCGGTCAAAGCCTGCGTTATGCGCCCTAATCTGATTGCCAGAAAGAATATGGTCAATAATTTTCTGTGGAAAGGTTGCAAAAGGTTCCCATAAGGCTACTTCTTCATCATCAAAGGCATACGCCATGCAGATGACTTCAGTGCTAGGATCTCTTGCGTAGTTATACGCACCCCGACTGCGTAAGTCGCATCGGGATCTTGTTTCGTAATCGAGCCAAAGTATTGTCATATAGGGTAGGGGCGGTATCCTTCTTAGGTATGAAATCTCTGCGAGCCATATACCTGAATAATGTCAACCACCCCTATTTTTACTCTGCTGCTGCTTCTACTACTTCTGCTTCAACAGGCGCAGGCGCTAAGGCTTGCACTTGTGGAATAGCTTGTTGCTTGATTTTATCAATGATTGGTTGTGATAATTCATAAGGCGCTTTGCCCAATGAACCAAGAACCCCATTCACTTCTTCAATCGTAAGATCTAATTTGATAGACATATTAAGCTCCTGAACGACGACGGCGTACTGGCGCTGCATCAGCTTCGGGCGCGTCTAATGCTTCAGGCGCTTCTTCTGCTAACGCTTCACCATCCATACCAACCCACTCCAATACTTTGAAAATAGGGGTAAAGATACGGCCATACGATTTGTGGGTGTAATGCTCTTTACCAAGTTGAACCACGGGTACGGGTTTGTCTTGGTCTTTTTCTACTTGCATAGCGATTGCAACTGCCAAAGCCTGAACGCCTTTTTTACCGCCAACCGAAGTTGTTGTGTAACGGGCTTCCATGCCTTTATCTTCACCATCAAGACACTTAATAGACATACCAACTTGAGTTTCCCAACCCTTTTTAGCACCAGGAGGCGCTGCTTCGAGTTCAGGCAACGGCTGGCTTACGCTAACCATTTTCTCAGCCAACACTTCGCCGTCACCCCATGCAATGTAGCCATGAACAAATGAGAAAGGATTAACCGCCCAAGTAGAGGTATCTTCGATTTCGGTTTGATCTGCACCGAATACCCAATGACCTGTTTTGTCCATCTTAATAATGACGGTACCTGCTGCGCCTACATCGGTTTCAATGGTACGCAACGCAGTTGCTAAAGACTTTACTGAAGGTAGGTTTGCACCTGAGAATGTTGTTATATTTGACATGATTATTTCCTTATTGAAGTTTAGATAGGGCTGCGGTAAGTTGCTGCCCGATTTGTAAAACCGCTGGCCTTGGATCAGAATCCTCAACCATCGTACTGCCACTACTAACTGCTACTACTTGATTGGCAGGCAATTGCTTGCCATGCTTTTTCAATACTTTTTCTGCTTGTGCAGGGGATACTATTTTACTAACAATTAATTCATCTTCGGGTAAACCCTCGTTCATCATAGCTACCAAAGCTTGATCTTCATCAACCCATTGGCGGGTAGCTCGTTTAGCTACTAGCTTGTAGCCAGGGATAGGTTTACCTACGTCTAAGACTTGGTGCGCTAGCCCACGCAGATCAGCAATCCACTGCTCTAATGTATCGGCTTTTTTGAGGTAGCTCGCTATTTGAGCTACATCTAGTATGTCAATCTGAGCGTGTAGGGCGCGTTCTACTGCACCTGTAATCAATGGGCAGGTAGGCTTGGCAGCGCACCAACGACAATGATCGCCAGCAAACAAAGGCGCATCAGGCTTAGACGCTATTTTGACTGCTGCTTTGAGGTCTGTTTCAAATTCTTTAATGCGCTGTGTGGTTGTAACCCAACGCTTTACACTTGGGGGTTGGACAATGATGCACTCGATTTCGTCGCACTCATCAAACACCCATTGGACTTCAGGGGTACGCATAGCTGCTGCGGCATAGAACATCAGTTGATCATTATTCTCGGCATCCACTGGTACGCCGCTACCGAACTTCCAATCAAGGATGAAAGCACGTCTACCAATACGACCAAGCAGATCGGTGCTGCCAAACACATCAGGAAGAAAATCACCGAAGCCAACACGGGTTTCTGTTGCATATTCCATCTCCTTATTAGGGTCGATCTCATCTAATGCCCGTAATGCTGGGTAAACCTTCTCATTGATGAGTTCATCAGTTAATTTAATATCGCCATATTTCATGCCAATGCAGGACTCAGGCGTTTGACCTGTTGAAAGAATGATGTCCATCACGTTATGAAGTAGAGTGCCTTCGTCAGCGTATTTGCTTGAAGGCTTGGGGGGCATGGCAGCGCATAGGGCTACTGAACCAGGACAAGCAATAACCCGCTTGGCTGTAGAACCACCAACAACACGGGAATGTAAGACGGGAGCGTTCATTTTGTTTCCTTTACTTTAGTTGACTGAGATTCCACTATACATGAAAAATAAATGTTGTGCAAAACTTTTTTACTGTGATATATTTACCACATGACAAAAGAAACCGAAATTGAAAAATACTTCGTTTGGGCTGTAATCTCCCTTGGGGGCATTACCTATAAGTTCAGATCCCCCAACCAACGCGGGGTAGCTGACCGCATCGCTTGCTTACCTAGTGGGCAGACGTGGTTCGTTGAGCTAAAGACTACAGGTGGCAAACTGTCTGCCCTACAAGGCATCCACGCCCGCAACCTTAAACAACTTAACCAAAACTACGCTTGCCTATGGACTAAAGACCATATCGACACTTGGATGTCTAACGTATGAAGTTGCGCCCTTATCAAGACACGGCTGCTGACTTCTTGTTTGAGAAAGACAGAGCCATGATCTTGGCGCCTGTAGGCGCTGGCAAGACGGCCATAACGCTCACAGCGATGCAAGACGCCATCAAGCAGGGGTTAGTCAAGCGTTGGCTTGTTCTTGCCCCTAAGCGCGTCTGTACGGATGTATGGCCTGTAGAACAAACTAAGTGGGCTACAGGGTTAACCCTAAGTATTGCGGTAGGTACGCCTGCCCAGCGTCTTAAAGCGTTGCGTAGCAAGACCAAAATAGTAGTAGTCAACTACGACAGCTTGCAATGGTTATCAGAACAATTTTTAGACTTTGATGGCATTGTATTTGACGAGTTAACACGGCTAAAGAATCCATCAGGCGCACGATTTAAAGCGTTAACTAAAGTGTTAGACCCATTTAAGATTCGTTGGGGTTTGACTGGTAGCTTTACTAGCAATGGTCTAGAGGATGTCTTTGGTCAGTGCAAGATTGTGGATCAAAATTTATTAGGACGTGCCAAGGGCGCGTTTATGCAACAGTATTTCGTCTTGGTCAATAAAGACTTTGGCGAATGGGAGCCACGCGTAGGCTCATTAGGAAAAGTTATGGAAAAGATCAAGCCTGCTACGTTTGTTTTAGAAGCTGGCGAATACGCCGATACGTTGCCGCCTTGCCATGTTGTTGAGTTAAGTTGCGAGTTAACAGACCGCGCCCCATACGAGAAGATGAAGAAAGATTACGTTGTAGAGTTTAAGGACAAAGAAATTACGGCAGTTAGCGCAGCCGTTGTGACCGGAAAGCTACAACAAATGGCAGGAGGTTGGGTTTATGAAACGGTGACTACGCCATCTAATCGACCAGGGCGCATGAACGTAACCCAAACGCCTATATGGTTTTCACACCACAAGTTTGATTTATTAGATGAGTTGTTACAAGAGAATCAACGCGCCAACACAATTATTGTTTACAACTACGTTGAAGAATTAGCTGAACTTAAGCGTCGGTATCCTAATGCACAGACAATTAACGACCCTAAAGCGATTGAGCGTTGGAACGATGGCAAGATTGAGTTGCTATTGATTCACCCTAAGAGCGCAGGGCATGGCCTCAATCTTCAGCATGGCGGTAGCAAAATGGTATTTGTATCGTTGCCTTGGAGTCTTGAGTTGTACGAGCAAACCGTTGGGCGTATACACCGCAGCGGTCAAAAGCATGATGTATGGGTTTACCTCTTATTAACCAATAAAACGATTGATTTGAGGATTTGGGATGCCCTGAAGGACAAAAGGGCTTTGAGTGATATAGCAATTGAGGAGCTTAAATGAATACTTATGAATATCTAGTTATGTTGTTAGCCGTATTGCAATTAGGAGATGTACTTACTACTGAGCGCATTTTAAAAGCGGGGGGTACTGAACTAAACCCTGTAATGAACTGGCTTTTTTATAAATTTGGTATTAGTTCAACTTTAATTTTTAAAGCTATTTTAGTAACAATTGGGGGCATTGTTTTAATGGAAGTAGCTCCAATTGCTTTAATTTTTATAGACGTCTTGTACATAGGCGTTGTAGCTTGGAATAGCTATCAATTATGGGGGAAAAAATGACCCTAATTGAACAAGCATTGAGTCTAGCTAAAGATATTGATGAATATGCGCCGCATACCAATATTGCTACGATTATTAGAGAACTTGTACAAGTGATCGTACAACAAGAGAAAGTTATAAATGAAACGATTGCAGCTTCTAAAAGCAAAATTAAAAGCAGCAAAAGCTGAAAACATTATTCGGCACCGAACGTATAACGCCGCAGAACGCGCCGTGATTAAGTTAGGGAAAACCATTACTGAATTGGAAAGGAGAATTGAGCATGAGCAAGCTAAGTTGGCGTCAGTTAAATGATGTTCTTTGTAATATGAACGAAGCCGATGTCTGGGGAATGTTAGAGGCAGAACGCTTTGGCGACAAACGGGCGTCTGTATTACAACGCCTGCACCAACGCTATAACGTCCTGCGCGTATCCCGTGAACGTATTGAACTTTTGAAGGAGGCAAAGAACCCATGAGCGAACACGACGCCGTAAACCATCCAAAACACTACACAAGTCATCCGTCAGGGGTGGAATGTATCCAGGTCACCGAACACATGAGTTTTTGCCTTGGCAACGCTGTTAAGTACATCTGGCGGGCAGATGAGAAGCATGACGCCATTGAAGATTTACGCAAAGCACGTTGGTACATAGAGCGAGAGATCGCAAGGAGAATCAAATGAAAAAGACATTATTGATGTTGTTGCTAATTAGCAACGGTGCTATTGCCCAGACAACATACCTATACGGCGCTCAAGGGCAAAGTTTAGGCACAGTTCAGCAGTCAGGCAATACACAATACTTTTATGGCCCACAAGGTCAATCTGCTGGTACTGCAATGCAGTCAGGCAATACTACCTACGTTTATGGCCCACAAGGTCAAAGCTTGGGTACAGTAATGGCGCCTGCGGTGCCTATGTATAACGCTCCCGTCTATAATCCATCATCTATGACCCCTATTTATGACTCGATATTTGGACGATGACCCTAAGAATTTGCAGCAATTGCCAACAACGCAAGAATAATGTAACTGGCAGCGTAGTAAACAACCCTGGCGGTCTGACTTGCAAATGGTTTTGCCAAGACTGCACCACGAAAAGGAATCAAAATGAACGCATTAAAAAGATTTTGGATGTTATTAGTCAATCCCCCATCAGCAAGAACTCTAGCAATTAAAGAGCTAGAAAGCGCCAAGCGTAGCTTTTTACAAAACAAGACTCATTCTGAGTATTACTCTACCCTGTGCACCTTTGAAACGATGCGTATTGCCCGACTTGAAAAGTATGTAGAGTCAGATGAGTAGTTGGCTAATCATAGTTACAGGTTTGATTTATGCCTATATTGGTATAGAGCAAGGGTTTAAAGGCAATATGCCTATGGCAGTTGTATATACAGGCTACGCATTTAGTAATGTCGGTCTTTACATACTAGCAAAATAATGTAAAATGGTGCAATGCAACATTTAATAGGAGATTGCTATGTATCAAGATCAATTAAAAAGCTTTGAAAAATTAGCCGAACAAACCAAACAAGTTTATGACTTTTGGATTGATGCTATTACCACTAGCTTAAAGATGTTTACTAAGTAAAAAGTTTTTCAGTAGGGAAAGTGAGCCGTATTTGTATAAGATACGGCTCAATTTATACATATAGGTATCAATATGTATATTAAATTGATACTTATAGGTAGGGCTGTATTTGGCAGTTATTAACTGTTAGGTGGAAAGCCACAAAAAACCTAACTTACTGCATCCTACAACGGTGGCTTAACACCCCGTCATAATTCTAACGGATCTAACCCAAGCTCGTTAGCAACTAGTTTGCAGCGCGTCCTAAAAGGCTTGCCATGTTGCGCCCATTTAGCACCTTCTTGACGGTGAAAGCTCATGTGTATCATTTCGTGAGCTAAGGTAGTAATGACGGTGTAGTAATGACCGCATCTAGCAGACGAGATCGTAACCGTATGTTCGTAATCTTCGCCAGTGTCATATAAATAAGTACCCATTGTTTCAGGGTCGGGCGTAACTATAAACTCAATTTCTTCAGGTAATGGCATCTTCCATTTAGTAAATGGATAGCAACAATATAGCGAAGCATATAGGTTTTTAACAACCTCTGACGTTAGTTTCATGCCATCATGCCTTCATATTGCATGAATTTTGCCACGAAATTCATACTCGCCATTTTGTTCATCGCTGACCATAACAAGCTCTGGCATTAACATTCTGTCTTGATCAAACGATAGCAGGACAAATCCTGAACGCCAGTCAAGGGGATTATCTTCCACATATTCGAAAGTGGGCGACATAGGATCAGCCAAGCATCCAGTCTGAACCCCCCAAAAATGACCTTGGTAATTTGAAATTGGACTAGAACAGAGAACGTGCGTATGGCCTGTAATAATGTTCGTGTTCCCCGCTGCCACCAAGTTGCTGTAACCCGCCGTGCGGCCACCCTTAAAACGATGTTTGACTACGGTTTCTTCACCTATCCAAAAACTCCAACACGTTTCCCAGTTAGGGAAATGGTATTTAAGACTAAAGCCATCCACGCCGCTGTATTCAGGCACCTTGTTAACTAGCCAAGCCTCGTAGCGCATATCGTGGTTGCCCAACGTCCATATTAAACGGCACCCAGCAGGTCTTACTTTTTCAATTTCGTCTAAATGATAGCGACAGGCTTTTAGTTCTTCAAGGACTGTAGGCTTGGCATCGTAGTTAATGCTTGGAAAACGGCTTAAAACCTGCCCATCGAAGGCGTCGCCGTTACAGATGATCACCTGTGGCTTAAACTCTTTAATCATCTTTAAAAGGGCTTTAAACGCCGTGGTGGTCGTATCGGTGAAATGCGCGTCTGAGAACACAATAACGTGTTTGACTTTATCTATGTCAATGCCTCTGCGGACATTGTGCGCTGCCAAGTCTATCTTTTTTTTCTTAGGCTTTTTTTCATCTCGTTGAGAGTTAAAAGTTGGTAGCTTGATGCCGTAACGTATTTCTATGTTGTTACGCCTTGTCATAGCGCTTCTAGGGTTTACCCTTAGTTCTTCTCCTACTAATGTAGGTGATCCTAATCGTTTCCAAACTTTTATAAACGCATCATCTTCTTTTTTTGAATATCGCATATTCACCTTAGAGAATTTTGCCAATTAAATCAGGCAATTATGACAAACTAATTACGCTACTGTACCACCAGCGTTTATAAAAGATGTAATTAGTTTATCTAGTTTGTTTTCGTGCTGACCATAACCCGCGCCAGGAAGGGATGCCCAGATGTTTTTAACTTTATCAATGGCAACACTAATATAGCCTTTTTCTATATCTTGTAAAGCGCCGCGTTCTTTAATTTGTTGTATAGCAATCAAATCTTGGGATAAAGGGCTGAAATTGGGTAAATTAAGCTGTTTTTTATAAGTATCGTAATAACGCTTTAAAAGTTGGTATCTGCCTGCCGCCGTGGATGCAAGGCCGGGGCGAACCCATACCAATTTTCTAGGATGGTCGTCGTAGCTTTCAAATAAACTGCCACCTACAATTACGTTATAACCATCGTCACCCTTTCCAGCGGTGCCTTCTGACACCGCAATCATATCAAGAAAAGCTTTTAAATTCGGACTCATTTAATGTCAATTTGCTGTCGTAACCAATCTTGGAGCGATACTAATTGCTGCGTTGTATAGGCACAAGCAAGTTCAAGGTTGGTGGCTTTTCCATCAATACCGAGGGTGGATTGGGGAATACCGGACATTGAACTGCTACCGGGGCGGCGCAGCCCACCATAATAAGACTTAAGAGCAGATAACTTAGCTTGGTACTCATTTTCAATCCCCTTATTGACTAGCGTTTGTTGCTTGGCAATTGACTCGTTTTTGGCTTGTTGAATCTTAGCCATTGCTTCAACTTCTGCTTTGTAGGCCACCAAATTCCGATACTCATAACCCCAGCCCAAAAGCAAACCAGCCATAAAAATACCAACCAAAATTCCGATTCGTACATAGGAGATCATTTTTTATCTAAAGGCTGCGTGGTAGCCATACGCAACAAAGCGCAGATAACGCCGATGGCAACCATAATCAGACTGAAATATTGTGGTGGAATTAAATCTCTAAGATAGACAGAGTTATCCATTAAAGCCCCAAAAAGCACCAATAAAAAAGAAAACCACATGGTTTTAGACTTTAAAACGCCCATAAGATTAGCTTTCATTCTTTATCTGCTTTTAAATCTAATTTATCCAAAATACGTTGCAAAGTAGATTCTAGCTTATCAAACTTAACATCTAAATCTACTTTGCGAACATAATTTGTTGGTAACGCTACTTCAATCTTTTGGACATCTCGCTTTAGTTGCTGAACCGAATCCCATATCTGGCGACACCACCAACCAACGCCGAGCATCCCTGCACCCGCTACCATATTAAATAAATATTGCCAATCCATGATTTACCTCGCAAGTGCATTTTGGTTAGGTTGTTGCCGTGATTGAAGTGCATTGGTCATTTGACCAGCGGCTACCGCAGGTTGGCTAGAAGTAATATCTGCCGCAGCGGTACCAATTTCTTTAAAAGGTTTAGCAAGTGCTTCTGAGCGTTTTTGATGCGCTAATGCTTTTTCTAATGATTTAGCTGCCATAGCAGGATCAAGCATTTCAGTTGCCATTTCAATAGCAATCTTTTCAGTAACGCGCCCTTGCAGTTTTGCCATAATTAAATTGGCTACAGAATAGACGCGGTTAAGTAAATTAACCTTATCTACTTTAGCTACAGGCAAAGAAACGCCTTCTTTTGCGCCTGCCGCTGCCGCTTCTTCAAATTTAGACTTACGTTGTAATTCTTTAGTAATACCTTGAAATACTTGTATTTCATCAGGCGTAAACATTTCAGCCAAAGTCTGATAACGTGGTATTCCAGTAGAATTTTTAATCGTTGTTGGCGCGTCTTTTAGTGCTGTTGCAAAAGCTTCAGACTTCAAATTAGCTTTACCTTCAAGCGCAGGAATCAGTTTATTTTCTAAATATTGACCTACTTGCATCTTATTAATGGGTTTGCTCAGTTCAGCAAATTTAGCATCAGCAGCAGCGTATCCCGGAATAGCATTTACAAGTTGTGATTTAACTTGGGCTAATTGCCCTTTAATAAACTTATTGTCTTGTTTGGCTAAAGTAGCTTTAAGACCATCCAAAATAGATGCTACTTGCCCTGCATCCGTTCTTAAATTACCTGCGTTATCTTCTAACAAATTGTTAAGCTTTGAAAACTCGGTAACTAATTCAGTATTACCAGGGTTTTTATTAACGGTGTCATTAATAAAAGACTTAATTGAAGCAATATTTTGTGGATCAACTACGTTACCCGCTGTTTTAACTGCTTCGTACATAGGATCTACAACGGCAGATCTAGCTGCGGCGGCTGCATCTAGCTCATCAGCGCCTTTGGCGATTGTGCCTAATTGAGCTTTAATAGCTTCTTTAGACACGTTTTCACGGGCTAATGCTTTAGACGAAATTCTTTCGGTTACGCTCTTTTGAAGCGCTGGGTATAAAGTGCTACCTGTTGTAGCCGCCAATTCACCAGCAGTAGGAACAACGCCAGGCACAAACTGTTCTTGAGCGCGTAATGCGTTAAGAATTTCAGGGCCTTTACCTTCTACGTTTTCAATCAAGGCATTGGCTTTTGGATTTAAAACTTTACGAGCATAATCTACGCCTTTTGCACCAACTTTAAATGGCGCCGCAACGACAGGTGTAATTGCGTTCATTGGGTTGGTAAACTTGGCGCCCGTGGCTAAAACATTACTAACAGTAGGTGCTACACGGGCAGCGGCAGTGCTACCAGCAGACAAAATAGTAGACAGATCACCAGCAAAACCAACTGGGTCCGTAGCCATTGTTTTTTTAATAGCTTCTTCACTACCGTAGCGGTCTTTATAAAAACCACCAAACGCATCTGCGGCTGCAATAGCTCTAGCTTTAGCTTCAGGATCATTTTGAAACTTATTAATAAAATCAGCTACATTTTCTGGCAATACTTTTTGAATAGCGCCTTTAGCTACATCACGCATCCCTTTAAGGGTTTCAATTGGGCTAGATACGGCTTGGTAAACACCGCCAGCCATATTAATAGCACTAGGAATTACGTTAGTAAGCGCTTCTGCGGGGATGTCAGAATACTGACGTTGACGCCCTACGGGAATACCGCTATTAGCACCGGATACCGTTACAAACGCTTGAGGCGCTGTTTCAGTTTGCATACGGCGTATTTCAGACGCAAAAGCTCTTGCATCATCTACGTTACCGGCAGCATCCGCTTTTACTAAAGCTGAACTTAATTGGTCTAAAGTAGCCATAATTATTCATACTTCTTTAATAGAGCATCAATATTCGGATTGGTTTTTTGTGGCGCGCCAACGCTTACTTTTTCTTTTGCTGGTGCTGTAGGTAGTTCTACAATATCGCCACCAAGACCAAAACGTTTATTAATCTTATTAAGAGATTTAATGTTGGTTTCGTAACCTTTACTTGGATCCGTAGCGGCGTCAAGCAAGTTTTTCAATTCTTGGTTAGAGTTAATTTGCGAAGCTGCTATTCCAGTAGCTTTAACAATAGCTTGAACCAATATCGGACGTTGCGACATAATGGCATCACGCGCATCTTGCTCTGGTGTACCCAGCATAGAACCGCCAACTTGACCAACCATTGAAGATTGCAAAGCCGCAGAAATATTCTTTTGTGGGCTATTTTCTTTAGATTTAATACCACCTAAATCTTTCAATACACCATACGAAGTTGCCATGTCAGTAGCTACGTCGTTTACTAAGTTTTTACCTTTAACAAGGGCTTGACCTTTGGTTGTAGCTTCAGGATTAGCTAAAGGAATAACCGTGCTAGAGGGATTAGCCGCCGTTGGACGTGTAACAAAACCGCCAACCGCTTCATTAAATATAGGTTGTGTAGCCGCTTTGTAAGTAAGATCTTGACCACGTTGCGCTGTAGTCGCAGAAATATCTTGCCCACGTTTAGAAATGTCGCCTTGATAACGTGTTTCAGCTTTAACGCCTAATTCAGTAAAGTATGCTTTTCGTTTATCTAAAGGTAATGCAGATACAGCTTGCCAAGTCATCTGCGCTTGGTCTGGTGTTACTTCTTTACGCAAAATACCATCTTCTAAATGCGCTTTAATGTTGTTATCTGAAGGGTTAAACGCTAAGTCAGACATCTTTTGTTTAACTAAGTCAAAAGTTTTTTGATTAATTTCAACGCTTGTTTTTTTAATGCTGCCCTGAAGTTCTTGTGTTTTTAAAGCGTCATTTCTCAAAGCCATTGCCGTTTTAGGGTCAATAGCGGCCACTTGTTTAAAACCTTCAGGCGTACCAACATCAATACCTTGTGAATATAGTTCACGCAACTTGTTTTGCGTATCAATAGAACGATTCATTTCGCCGTATTTCAACGCTTCGTTCATCATCCCCAATTGGTTAATTGGTGACTCTAATTGAACGCCTTTAGCTTGGAGGGGGATACTTGGATCAATTGGCATAGCTATTCCTTAATAATTTAACCCAGGGCCGTAGTAGCCTTGTTCAGCAGTTGCCATAGGGATATTAGTATTTGTAGGGCTGTTGTACGCAGAACGGTTAATCAATTGATTCATTTGATATGCGCCAACACCTTGACCTATAGCATTAGTATAAGCATTAGCAGAGCCAATTTGACCTGCGGCTTGAGCATTAGCTGCGCCTGTCATTAAATTAGCATTAGATGACGCCATATTACCTACGTTAGCTGCTTGCCCTGCGGCGGCAGCTTGACCTTGACCGCTTAAAAATTGCAACGGATTTAATCTATTAGCACGATTTATTTGATAACGATTAAATGCATTGCTATATTCTTGCGAGCCTAATTCTTGACCATAGGCTTGACCCGCTTTAAGAGCGTTACCAGAAATTAAACCGCCTCTAGCTGCCGCAGTAGCGTTCATGGCGTTCATGCCTTCTTTTAACCTAAAAGCATATCCAGGATCCATCCCCGCTGCAAAATCAGCCGCGGTAAAGTTTTGTGTAAATTGACCGCCTGGTTGAGTCATAGCAGATAGCTGATTTACAGCAGTTTCGCCTGCTGTACGATAGGGTTTGCTTAACTCGGCTTGTTGTTGCAATGCAGCTTGATTGGCTGCGGTAGCGTTATTAGCGGCGTCCGCTTGAGTTTGGGCTGCGCCGCTAGCCGCTCTTGATGACATATATGCACCGCCAAGAATGGCTGCACCTCCAACAACGGCTGCTGTTATTCCACCTGCCATATTAATTCTCCCTATTACTAAAGCCGAATCCGTCGCCTAAAAGCATTTTAACGCTATTATTTAATGGTTCAGTATCAATTTGTTGTTTCCTACGTTCTAAAGCCAATGGATTAGACATTAACCCACATTCAGGAATAATGTACAACCGTTCTTCAATTGCTTCAATATCGGTACAATTATCTGGATTATCATAAATATCAACCCAAACTAATTCTTCGTCAAATACGCGTCCTACACGCTTAATGCCAGCAGGAGCGTCAAACTCCAATGGCGCCGTCAACGTATGAATTTCATCGTCGATGTTAACTGCGATTGTACCTTTTTCAAGCTTGACTTTGTAAGGTGTTTTATGTTCAGCCCCAACAATAACTGACCAAGGTGGGGCAATCATAGTGCGAATGTATTTACCTGGCTCAAAATCATGCAAAAACTTTACGTCGGCTTGAGGCATTTGCAATAACGCTTCTTGCAAGCGCTCTACTTTTTCCCGTAAAGGAAGGGCCATTTGCGTAGAAGGGGCGGTAATTATTTGCATATTATGTAGCTTGCGTTTGTGCAGTTAAGATGCCGTTAACAAACGTCATACTGCCATTAGCGCCTATAGCCGTTAATTTAGCAGTTGTGATCGTAGCGGTAATACCTACGTTTTGCGTAGCCATCGTACCAAGACCAAGGTTAGTTCTAGCCCCCGCAGCCGTAGTTGCGCCTGTACCACCATTAGCGATAATTAAAGTACCTGCAAGCGTAACCGCGCCTGTGGTGGCTGTAGCTGGGGTTAACCCTGTAGTACCACCACTAATGCTTAATACGCCTGTATTGACAATAGTCACAGCGCCTGTAGCCGCGCTAACTGACACGCCTGAACCTGCGGCTACCGAAGTAACACCTGTATTGCTTATAGCAATAGTGCCATTACCATTGGTTACGCCGATGCCTGTGCTTGGCGTTAACGTATTTTTACTTAAGGTATTCCCTACACTATTACCAATGAGCAATTGACCATCGATATAGCTAGTTTGACCCGTACCACCACGATTGACAGCAACGCCGCCGTCACCACCGCTGCCAGTAAAAGTAAATAAATTGTATAAAAAACGATACCAAACGGGGTTTATATCCCCATTATCTTCTATCAACGGCGTTCTAGGCGCGGGGATCTTGGTAATATCGGTACTAGCCATTATCTACCTGTAGGACTCATTATTAAATTAGCGCCTGTAATAACAATTTTTACAGGGTCAGTACCCGATAATTCATAAACACGATCACGCAATTTCAAAGTCATGCCAAGACGACGCCAAAATGATCTAAAGCCATATTGACCAATGCGGCCCATTTTTGTCCAATGTTCGCTTGACCAAGTGTGACCGCCATCGTCAGACCAACGCAACATGGCTTCAGGATCATCGCCTTGACCAGAATTAAGTCCTGGGCCTGATTCGCACATTAATTGCAAACCATGTTGAGCAGTGCGATTAAGATTGTTTTGGTTTTCAGGAATAGGACGCCATGAGCGTAACCATTTTTGAGTAACGCCATTATCTTCATAAACATCTAAATCAAAAGTATACAAATTGCCATTTTCGTAGTCGCCTACAATGGTTTCGCTATTAAAACTCATTTGACATTGACTACGATGGCGTGTAAATGCGCCGTTATCCCAACCTGCACGTTCGTGCCAAGCACCCGTAGCCACATCAAAAGCCCATGTTTTACCAACCGTAGGAAAAGCTAATATATAAAATGCATGACCTTCTTGCTGATAAGTGTACGCAACCGCATCAGAAACGTCGCCATAGCTTTGAATAGCAAACTCTATGGCATGGGTAGAGATACGTTTGCCAGTGTAGCCTTGGTTGCGGTAAACGATGCCATATCCCCTTGGATCTTGTCCAAGCCAAAATAGGCTGTTATCTAGTTTACAAATAGACGCTTTAGCAATACAACCAATTTCGTTATAAGCACCTTGAATTGGCGCTAGTGGAAACGGTGTTGTAGCTGCGTCGTACCAAACTTCAGTAGTACCAGTACCAAATACCCAAACTTCACGGTTATTTGATACTACGGCTACCACGTTATCAGGGGTACTTTCAGCAGCCGCAAACGCTAAAGGGTCAATAGCGGTACCATCAAAAAGACCTGTAACCCAAATAATTTGTGTACCTGGCTGATTAAAGCAAAAGTAGCCGTCAATGTAACAAACCGTATCGGCACCATAAAAGTCAGGATCGGTGATTTGAACAAAGGTATTGGTTGTTTCGGTGTAAACGTACGCATTAGCGCCGCAAGCAATAAATATTTGAGTACCGTTATCAGCAATAGATACAGGGCCTGTACCGCTAATATCCCCTAATTTAGTGGCGGTGTAGTCAGGTAAGATTTTATAAAACTCAGTACCAGAAGCTACATAAGCATCAAGACCATTGCTTAAATGCGTCCAAAGCCCACGAATAGGGCCGGTACCAACTGTAGTGACTAGACGCAAACCTGGGGCGCGGTTAAGGAACCCGCCTGTTAAACCGCCTTCAGGGACGGCTTCGGGGAACAAATTAATCATGCGGTTATCCGCAGCATTTACGCTACGGGCAACATACGCTTGGCCTAAAATCGGCGTCAGCATTAGTAGTTACCGGCAAATATGTTAAAGCGCTGACGAGTGCCAACAATGCTGTAAGGCAAAGACATAATGTCGTCAGGATTATTGATACGTTTAAGATTGCGCTTAGAAGTCATCGCAATACGAGCTACGTTAGGTGGTGGCTCAATACCGAACTCATTGGCAATTTCACACGCCAAGTTGTATTTAAATGCTCTCAAATAACCAGGAGGCATCAAAATGTTAGTGGATAAGCTAGGAACGCTCATTAGCTCGTCTACAGAAATAAAATGCCATTCCAATACCTTAGTTGGTACAGGATATAAGGTCATGGTGATATTAGGGTATTCCATGTTGATCCACATAACTTGTGGATAAGTGGAAGTAACCGTTTTAACCGCAATACCATCGTATTGCTGTTGGTTAATCAGTTTGATACCAAATGAGATGCCATTAGCTGGATCACGGAAATAAGTAGAATCGTCAATCATAATAGGACGATTTCCTACAAAGTCGCCACTAGGCCCAAGCGTTTGAGTCTTAAGCCCCGGAGTCCATGAATAAGTCTGATCTTGAGTATTAAATACAGATAGACGCTCAGTATTCCATGAGTCAATCATTTGATTAAGCGCAGTCAAAGCGTCTTGCGAAGTGGCAGCAGACGGCGTTTCACCTTCAGCCAAAATACCTAATACGCGTAATGCGCCGTTAATTTGATCGTTGGCTGTATAAATCGCCATAGCTTACCCCTTACTCTGTAGTTTTACGACGTGTTCTTTTTTCCAGTGTATTAACAGGAGCCGCAATAACTTCTTCTACTTCAGCTACAGGCTCTGGTTGCGTATCCAGTTCGTAGCGTTTCCAACCATGTGCTTCGTCATGTTCTGCTTCAGCCTCCATTGTAGCGACTTTAGAGCCATGAATGGGGTGTTTTAAGTAAATTATTGGCATGATTTCTTTAGTTAGATAGGGAGCCTAAGCCCCCTATTTTATTAAGCTACAACAGCAAATTGCCATTTAGAGCCATCAGATACAAACAACTTGCCAG